GGTCGAGGGTGGAGTGGCGGTGTGATTTCCGTTCAGGCGAAGATCGTTGGGATGCCGCGACTGCTGCGGAAGCTCAAGGTACTTCCGGACGCAGCCCGGGCCGAGATCAGGATCGAGCTCGGTAAGGTCGCTGACGACATCGTCGCGATGATGCAAAGCCTCGCCCCGGAAGTCAGCGGCGACCTGCGGAAGTCCATCGGATGGACTTGGGGTGACCGGGTTCCAAAAGGTGCAATGGCAATAGCGACTGCCGGAAAAGGCGACCTCGCCATCACGATCTTTGCAGGTGACGAGAAGGCCTACTATGCGCGATGGGTTGAGTTCGGGACGGTGAAGATGTCAGCCCGCCCGTATTTCTACGTCGCGTGGAGAGCAGGGAAGCGTGCTGCCCGGAAGCAGTTGCGCGAGGCGTCGCGCCGGGCTGCGCGCCGAGTGGCGGGGCTGGCATGAGCGCGACGCTCGAACTGCAAGGGGCCATCGTTCCGCTGCTCAAGGCGGGGGTGGAGGCAGCAGGTGGTCGCGTCTTCGATCGCGTGCCATCCGACGCAGCTTTCCCCTACCTCTCGCTCGGCTACTGGCAGGAGACGCCAGACGACGCCGATTGCATCGAGGGGGCCGAGATCTTCGGCCGTGTCGACTGCTGGTCGCGCGCCGTCGGCAAGGCCGAGGCGCTTCGGCTTGCCGATGCCGTGAGAGCGGCACTGAACGACGCGGCCATCACGCTGACTGACAATGCACTCGTCCTCATCGAGTGGATCAGAACCGACGTCCTGAGCGACCCGGACGGCCTGACCACCCATGCGATCGTAGAAATACGGGCTCTCGTCGAGCGTCCGTAGCCGGAACCTGGCCTTAGGCAAGCCACCCATATACACCCCACGGAGCCCTACAAATGGCGTCACCGACGACGGCCAAGCCCGGGAAGATGCGTATTCTTCTCGGCGATGGCGGCACCCCCGAAGTCTTCACCGCCCCCTGCGGTTTGACCACCAAGGGCCTCTCGATCACGAAGAACCTCGCCGAGGTCTCGATCCCCGACTGCGACGATCCCGACGCGCCGTTCTGGATGGCTCGCGACGTCGAGAGCATGTCGGCCTCGATCAGCGGCGAGAGCGTGCTCGCTTCCGAGAGCGAGGCGACGTGGAACGCCGCGGCGTTCTCGACGGACTCAGTGAACGCCAGGGTCGAGGTAGAGTTCACGACCGGCACCCGTGTCTTTGAGGGGGCGTTCCATCTCGCCGAGTTCACGGTGAACGCGCAGCAGGGGCAACGGGTGAGCGCGAACATCTCGATGCAGTCCGATGGCGAGGTCGTCACGAGCTGGATCGCCGCCTGATGAGCCGCGATGCGGCAGTCACCCTCGATTTCGCGGATGGCAGTTATCGCTTCCGGCTCGGCTACAAGGAACTGGAGGAGTTGCAGGAATCGGTGGATGCCGGCCCCTGGTATCTCCTTGGGCAGTTCTCGGCGCTGAGCCAGATGCTCGTCAACCCGTCAGCCGCGCGCGGATTGACGGTGAGGATGCCCCGCGAGATCATCCGTATCGGGCTTATCGGCGGCGGGATGAAGCCTGCCGATGCTCTCCGGCTCGTCCGGCTCTACGTGGACGAGCGCCCGCCGGATGAGAGCATCAGCGTGGCGTTCAAGGTGCTGACCGCGGCACTGCGGGGCGCCGACGACGAGGCCGCTATCAAAAAAAAAGTCGAGGGCGAAAGCCCGTCGACGACCTACCCCGAGGAAAGCTCCGATTTGGCGAAATCTATCGAGCAGCGCCCGCAATAGGCTTCACCCCGCAAGAGGTGGGGCAGATGTCCGAATGGCAGTTCGCGGCGGCGCTCTCCGGCTACACGAGGGCACACTCGTCTCAGGAGGGGATGACTTCGCGCGAGCAGGATGAGGTCTGGGCCTGGATGATGGAGAAAGAGGGCGCTCCGATCTAGGTATTGCCGAAGGTCACTTGCCCTGACCGCCCATTCGAGAGCTGAAACGATCCGACGATCTGCTGCTGCTGCTGATTTCCGGTTAGCAGGAGACTTCCCGTGGCGCCGTCCGTGCATGTCAGGGGAACGGTCCTGATCATGCTTCCGGGGCTCGGGGATTGGCCGAACGTAGAAGTGCACTGCCAGCCGGCGGGGCTCGTGATCAGCGCTTGGTGGGCCTTGCCCATGGGGTCCATCGTGATGGTCCCACCGATCGGCTGACCATCGGTAAGTTGCCCAGCTCCGCCGGTAGAAACCGGCGCGCAGGCTAGAAGGCCAATAGCGGCTGCGGACAGTAGTCCAAGGCGGAGCATGGCGGTCCCTTCGTGTGAATGACTTCTGGAGGCTACATGGCGAACGACCAGTTCGAAAAGCTAGTCGTTCAGCTAAGCGCGGACCTCCGTTCGTATCAGAACGGGATGCGCCAGGCGGTCGGGATAACCAACGCGCGGGCGCGCGAGATCGAGAACCGCTACAAGCAGATGAGCTCGTCCATTTCGCGGGCGATCTCGACGCCGCTTGCCGCAGCCGGCGCCGCGCTCTCGACCCGGGAAATCATCCGCTACGCCGACGCATGGACGCAGGCCGGGAACATGATCGGCGCGGCGGCGCAGTCCGCCGGGGTTCAGACGCGCTCGCTTGAAGATCTTCGTCGTGGCGCGGACGGCGCGCGCACTTCGCTCGAAACCTACGCCGATCTCTACGCCCGCATGATCCGGTCGGCGTCAGGGGTGGCGAAGTCTGAGCAGGAGATAGCGACGGCCACAGACCTCGTGGCGAAGGCGATGAAGGCCGGCGGAGCAGCGACGTCCGAGCAGCAGGCGGCCATCCTGCAGCTCGGGCAGGCGCTCGGCTCCGGCGTCCTGCAGGGCGACGAGTTGCGGTCGATCCGGGAGAACGCCCCGGTCATCGCGCAGGCCATCGCGGACGAGTTCAAGGTTTCGATCTCGGGGCTCAAGAAGCTCGGCGAGGAGGGAAAACTCACCTCGGATCGGGTATTCAAGGCGATCCTGAACGCCCAGAAGCCGATCGAGGCGCAGTTCGCCCAGACGAACGCGACGATTTCCGACTCCTTCACGGTCCTGCGGAACGCGGTCACCGAATACGTCGGCAAGGCGAATGAGACGTTCGGGATCACCGAAACCATCGGAAAGCTGATGGGCGCTCTCTCTGGCAACTTCGACTCGGTGGCTACTGCCGCAGCGGCGGCCGGTGTCGTCCTCCTTGGATCGTATATCCCGGCGGTGACGCGCGCTGCCGCGGCCGGGGCGGTGATGATAGCCACGAACCCATTCCTCGCACTGGCGGCCGGCATCGGCGTCGCGGCCTTCGCGCTCTCCGAGTTCGGAGACGACATCCAGCCGGTCGCGGGCGACCTGGCCAACCTGCAAGACTACGCAAGCTCGGTCTGGGACACGGTGAGCGATGGAGTAAGCGACGCGGCCACCGCGATTTCCGACGCATTTCTCGGCGCGATCAACTTCATCTCTAGCGCTATCGGGGGTCTGCCTGTCACGTGGACAGACGTCCTCGAGGCGATCAAGGGCATCGTGAACACGTGGATCGGCGTCCACGTGGCGGCTGGCAAGACGATCATGGCGGCGCTTTCCGGAATCCCGGGCGTTGTCGCCGATATGGCGATCTCCGCGATGAACGGCATGATCTCGATCATCCAGCAGGCGATCAACCAGATCGTCGACGAGGTGAACCGCCTGCCGAACCTAATCAATGCCGCGTCCGAGGCGGCGGGGTTCAAGGCGCTCATCCCGACGCTGCCAAAGGTCGATCTTGGTGAGTTGAAGAACGACTACGCGGGGGCCGGCGCCAAGCTCGGCGACGCGATCTCATCCGGCATCTCTGACGCGATGAGCAAGGACTACATCGGCGACGTCATGGGCAAGATCAGGCGCGATGCGAACTTGTTCGCCCTTGATCGCCGCAGCCAGGCACGGGATGCCCGCGACAGCGAGTCTCCGATCTCGACCGATGGCTATGGCGGGGGATCGCCAAGCGCACCTCCTGGATCGGGCGGCAAGGGCAAGGGGGGAAAAGGGAAAAGCCGCAAGGACGAGTTCCAGCGCGAGATCGAGCAGATCAAGGAGCGAACCGCGTCGCTCGTTGCCGAGACGACGGCACAGGAGGGGATCAACCCCCTGATCGAGGACTACGGATACGCCAAGGCGAAGGCGGCGGCGGCGCAGGACCTGCTCTCGGCGGCCGAGAAGGCCGGACTGCAGGTTACGCCGGAGCTGCGCGCGCAGATCGAGGGGATGGCGGAGGCGTATGCCCAAGCCACGGTCGAGGCCGGAAAGCTCGGTGAGCGTCAGGGCCGCATCAAGCAAAATGCGGAGGAGATGCGGAGCAGCCTGCAGGACGCCACCAAGGGCATCGTGAGCGATCTCATGGATGGAACATCGGCGGCAGAGACGTTCGCGAACGCCCTTGGCAAGATCGGCGACAAGTTGATCGACATGGCGCTGAGCAATGTGTTCGGGAGCAACGGGGTGGGCGCGTTCGGCACGGGCGGCCTTCTCGGCGGCGCGATCATACCCGGCGTCCTGCACGGCGGCGGCACGGCGGGCCGGGATGGATACGGCCACGGCCGCGCCTTCTCGCCGTCCACATGGGCGGGTGCCCAGCGCTACCACAACGGCGGGATTGCAGGGCTCCGGCCCGGCGAGATCCCGGCGATCCTCCAGAGGGGCGAGCGCGTGATCCCCACCGGGGCCGGGGGCGCCACGACCGGCGTCCGCGTCTGGGTCGAGAACGGCAACATCCGGGCGGAGATAGACGACCGGGTGAGCCGGGGCATGACGACGGTGCGGCGGGAGGTTCCGGGCATCGTCGCCAACGCGCAGCTCCGCGGCGGCTAGCAGCCGCGGGCGTCCATCGCGTCGATCTGCCCCTTGAGAGCGGCGATTTCATTCGACCGATCCATCCCGGAGAGTGACGCGGCGGGAATGCCAAGGATGATGACGGAAACGGTGTCATCGGTGCGAGCCTTGCGCTGCGCCTCCGACAGCGAGACGAGGCGCGCCTCGGCGGCGGCACTCTCGGTGCGGATCGATCCGCAGGACGCGCCTGCATAAGCCGACGATGACATGGTGATCGGCTCGATGTTTTCGGGGGCCGCGGCGCAGGCGGCGAGGGCGAGAAGCGGGACGGCGAGAAGGGCTTTCACGGCTTTTCCTTTCGATGCGCGGCCACACGGCACGCGGGAGAGCAATAGTTCGCGTCTTTGCGGCCGATGAATAATTGGCCGCAGTTCAGGCACTTATGCACCCATCCGCCGATCTTCATGCCGACGATCAGGTCTTTGATCAGTCTCGTCATGTAACGGATATAACGCGATAGCCGTAACAAATCAAGAGGCGTGATGGCAATCGAGCTACCGTTTCAGGCCGTCCCGCACGAGATCGCGTGGCGCAAGTCCGGCGCGAGCCGCACGAGCGGGCCGGCCATCACGGGCGGGCAGCAGGTCGTTCGCTCCGACGCCGGCTTCTGGTTGGCGGACATGGAGATCATGGTACGCGGCGAGCACCGCACGCTGGCGTGGCGCGCGTTCATGGCATCGCTTGACGGCATGGCCGGCGAGGTGCTGGTCCCGCTCACCACGGCGTGGCGCCCGGTTGACGGCAACGGCCGGCGGCTCGGGGTGGGTGGCGCCGTCACGATGGGCGGAGGCGTCCTCGGGGACAACACCGGCCTGGGGCAGACCGAGACGCCGATCATGTGGGCTGCGGCCGATACGGCAGCGGGCGGGACGCGCCTTCGCGTCAACCATCCCGGCGTCACCGGCCTCCGGCCCGGCCACTATTTCGGGATCGGCGAGCGCCTCTATCTCGTCGCTCGTGCGTGGCAGGAGAGCGTCGAGCACGCGGACATCACCGGGGGCGGCTACACCTTCGGGACCGACCCCTACACCTTCGACGGCGACCCCTACAGCTTCGGGGACGCGGTGACGGTCCGGGTCGGGACCAACGTGCAGGTGCTCGACTTCTGGCCCCGCCTTCGGGAGCCGGTTGCCGCTGGCGACCTCCTCATCCTTGGCCGCCCGGTCTGCCGGATGCGGCTCGCCTCCGACGACACCGGCGTCCTCTCCGAGGCATGGCGGCTCGCGCGCGGGGTCTCGGTCTCGTTCATGGAAGTCCTCTGATGCCGTTCTTTCCGGAGACGATTGCAGAGGCGGCGCGCCAGCCCACGATCCGCGTGGCGCTCCTCCTGAGCTTCGCCTTCGCCAGCGGGACGCAGCGCTACTGGACCGGGTTCGGCCCACTCGATGCCGGCGGCAACCTCTGGCAGGGGTCGGGCGACCTCATCCAGGTGGACGGCCTCAGCGCGCCCACGGGGACGGTGGCCGCGCCGACGACGGTCTCCATCTCGGCGGTCGACCCGGACTTCGTGACGGCCGCCCGCAATGCCTCCGACGAGGTGAAGGGCCGCGCGCTCAAGGTGTTCCTGCAGTTCTTCACCGAGGACTGGCAGCCGCTCGACAACCCGGTGCTCATCTGGTCGGGGGTCATGGACCAGATGCAATATTCCGCCGAGGGGCAGCACACCCGCGCGATCAGCCTTTCCGCCGAGGGCATCTGGGCCGGCCGCAACCGGCCGCCCTTCGGGCTCCTCACCGCGGCCGACCAGAAAGCACGCTATCCCGGCGACCGCGGGCTCGACCGCACGGCCGACCTCGTCCAGAAGACCATTCGCTGGCCGACTACCTGACATGGCATTCGCGGTAGGCTGGCTTGCACAGGCGATCAGCGCGACCATCGGCGCCAGCGCCGGTGTCGCCAACGCGGCAGCGCAGATCATCGTCGGCGTCGGCGTCTCGGTCGCCTCCAACGCGCTGTTCCGGCCGCGCCCACCGAACGCTCCCCGGCCGGAATTCCGCTCGACGCCCAACCAGGCCGCCGGCCGGCC